TTAACCTTTTTGATTCTGTCTTTCTTGTATGCCAAGATGACACATTCTTTTGGGTTATAGATGTAAGGACTTGATGGACTCATCCAAGAACCCCAAGCCGTGGTCTTACTTCTGTGTGGTGAGTTCTCATCAAGGTCAACAAGACCATAGAACTGAAACCCAACGGATTTCATTATACTCCAAAACTCAGACATAAATAAGATTCTACCACCTCTGTCTTGAACGTTAACCTCGTAAGGAATGTTCACGGCAATTCTACCATCATCCTTTAGAGTTCGGAAAGATTCAGTCAACCATTCTTTGGTGAACAACCAATAATCTTCCATACTCATTCTGTCGTTATGGTTGTCATAATCAATACCTACGTTATATGGCGGTGACGTAACAACCAAATCTATTTCACCCTCAGGAAATTTAGACATCTCATCAATACAATTCCCATTTATAATTTTTCCTGTTTCTAACATATTGTTTAAGTATAGGTGTTTTTATTTGGATTACAAACTTTCTAAGTTCTGTATTTTTCTTTCAAGATACCATAAAGCCTTCTTCAAGTCTTGAAGTTCTTTATCCACATCTTTCTTTCCCGCCCTTGAAATGTACTTTACGGTGTTTCCAAGATGAAAATCTAAATCCCAAGCCTCGATGACTTTGATAGCCTCATATACATTCTCTTCTCCTCCATAATGTTGGGGGTGGTTAACTTGTTCTCCCATATTAATCTTCTCTATATTCTTTTAATAATTCTTCGTTAGATAACATACCCTTATACTTTCCATTCCAACTGCTGATATCAATATTTTTATTCATTAGGGTATGTACCTCATCCAAATCTTCCGCCAAATCTAATGAATCAGAAATAACTCTAAGAATACTATATGGGTTTCCGTTGGATGCTGGTCGTCTATCTTCAAGATATCCTTTCCAAGTTTCGCCAACAACTTTTGGAGCTCTGATTGACGCTCCTCTGTCTGATACACCCCAACTGAACTTATTGATTGATTGTGTTTCGTGTTTACCTGTTAATCTCAAATGATTATCTGAACCATAGTTTTGAATATGAATATCCGCTCTTGACTCAAATACTTGGAAAATTGATTTGAAATATTCTTCTCCTCCCTGCTCTCTCATTCTTTCGTTTGAGAAGTTTGTATGTAACCCTGAACCATTCCAATCACCACTTGTTAAAGGTTTTGGATGTAATTCAATTTCATATCCGTATTTCTCAGCAATTTTGTAAAGGAAATAACGAGACATCCATAAATCATCTGCGGATTTTAATTTACCTTTGGCAAATACCTGGTATTCCCATTGTCCGATTGCCACTTCAGCATTGGTTCCTTCAATCCCAATGTTATAATTCAAACACATATCCAAATGTTCTTCACTCAAGTTTCTACCATACATCTGACCACCAACACCACAATAATATACTCCTTGAGGGTCAATAACTCCTCCAGTGTGGAATCCTAAAATATTTTTATTGTGTCCGTTACGAATGAAGTATTCTTGTTCAAATCCAACCCAAAAATTAAAATCTTCATCTAATTTGGCTCTGTCATTTGTATTGTGTGGATTACCTTCACTATCCATCACCTCACAGAGAACATAAATGGTATCACTATTTTGTTTACCATCTTTACGATAAATTCTCACAGGTTTCAAATAACAATCTGAAGAATAACCTTCCGCCTGTTTTGTTGAACTACCGTCAAATCCCCATTCAGGTATATCTTGTAATCCATTAATTTCTTTGCCAGTAATTCTGACTTTGCTTCTTAAATTTGGCTCAGGTTTATAACCATCTAACCATACATATTCTAATTTATATTTCATATTTATTTTTGGGGGGTTTTAACTACGTAATAATTTTTTGCGTATTTTGATTCTTCAACAACTCCCTCTTCAACAAGAGTATTAATTACTTTTAATGTGTTTTCCATTGTATCACGAAGGATATATGAAGAGATGTAATCAATGTGAATAGGTTGTCTGAGTTTACCTAATAGTGTTTTATTGGTCTTACTGTCCATAATATTTATTCTTCAATTTTTTGATTTTCTAATATGTTTAAAATCTCCTTAGGTGTTTTACCTTTGGTGTATAACTCATACACTTCAACACTTTTTGTATCTTGAAAGATGAAAGCGTCTGCCTTGCCATAATAACTACTGAGGGTATCGGATTGTAGTGCCGATAAAGTGTTAGAGTAGTTTATATATCTTTTGTTGAAACTCATTTGAGGCAAAGATAATCAAATTATAAATTAGAATCAAAATTTTTTGTCTTTACCAAGTTAATTGTTTGAAAAATATATGAAGTAATCTTCCTTTTCATTATTGGAATAGTGGTTTGTTCCATTGGAAGGTCTTGGGTGCAATTCATTTCAAATATTGGTAAACCCTTATAATAGTCGTGTTTCTTAAAGGATGAATTGTTTTCTATGATTGATGTTAATGTTACGTCATCAGGAGCATCTTCAAATATTTTATTAATTTGTGTTTTGTTGGTTGTGGGATTTTTCCTGTTTTTCTTTATCTGGTATTCCCACACATAAACTTTATTCTCCGATTTTCTATAATAGAAAACATATCCCATTCCAGATATTATCGCCCCTTTATTTTTTTTGATTGAGAGCTCCACACTATTAAATGCAATATCCCATATTGATTTTGCAAAGTTAAAGGTGTCGAATAGTTTGGTATTTGAAAACTTCAATGTTTTTTGGAGCTCTTCTTCCTCGTCTTTAGACATTTCACGAGGTTTTTTTGGATACAAATCCTTTATCATAATCTCGTCATCGCAAGATTCGAACTTCTTATTCGTTAAAAGTAATGTGTTCTCCTTATACAAGGATTGCATGTTCGCCAAGTGTAATGATAACTCAACGAAGTCAGGATATATTTCAAAATTATCGAGATTTTTTTCGCACTTCTGTATGTAGTCCAACAAAGTGTATTTGTTATATTCAAAGTCCAATGGTTCTTTTAACATCCATTCGGGGCTTAATTTGAATACTATTTTCTTTTTTCTACCCATACGGAAATAATAACTAAAATTTAATTGTAATCAATCTAATCTCATAACATAATACAACTCATCAAGAATTCTAACATCATCCGCAAGTCCATCATAACCATTTAAAGTAGGACCATATCCATCCACATCAATAACCCCTTTAATAAAGTCATCTTTATCAACATAGTTTGACCATTCCAATCCAAAGTCCTCCATAAACCCTCTAACATTATTTTTAACATCATAAAGTCTATTTTTAATAGCTTGTTCAATTAAGTCCTCAGGAAAGTCACCTTCAGGTGATGACTCAATGTCACTTATTTCATCATTCATCTCATCAATTCGTTCTCTCAATTCATCAATTCTTTCCTGTAAGTCATCATCATTCTCACCATCCATTTCACTTTCAAAGTTTTCAATCAATGTTTCATCTTGAGAAATTCTATATCTTAACTGACTTATTTGTTCTTCTTGGTCATCAGATAACATTCTGTCATCTTCATCAAAATATGATTCAGGAGATTCTCTAACATCTTGTTCAAATATTTCCTCAGCAACTTCAATAACCGCTCTTTCATCAATATAATCTTTAGCAAAAGATTCACTGAATCCTTCATATCCTATATCATCAATTAATTGTTCAACATATTCGTAAGCACTTGTTTCCATTTCATCTTCGGTTCCGACTGCATATCTTCTACCTTCAAGCTCAGGACTGTCAATCACCTCAAACTCTGTGGTATCATAATATGTACCTGTTGGTATAATGTTATAAACATCAATCTTATCTTGTAATTCCGACAGTTCATCTTCCAAATCACTAATCTCATCCAATAGGTCTTGTCTGACCTCCTCATCATTATCATACTCGGTTTGCAACCTTTCTATTTCATTCTCAATTCTTGTAATCTCAGCTCTGTCTTGATTTGTAATAACCTCAATATCACTGGTATCAAACAACCAATCAAGTAAAGCGTGAGCTTTTAAACCTTCTTCAGGACAATCGGGACCTAACTCCCATTCACCTTCTAATCTTCTTTCCTGCGCTTCATCTCTTCTATCCGACAGAATTCTTTGAATCCTT